TCAGTTCCAATTTCAAAGACCTCTTTAATGTCTGTAATCCAAGTGCGGAAGGTTGTATCTTCAGCAGTTAGACATAGTACATAGTTAGGTCCACGACGTAAGATCTTTCCGACCTGTCCATTCTCAGTTAAAACCCACTCACCTTTTTTATATACTTCGTTCTTGTAGAACTTATCACGAGTGATTTTCGCTTCCGCAACCTGAGTCTTTTTAGCAAAGTCAGAGAAAGATTTCATTAATATATGTGTACATATCAAGTTTATTTATAAGCCCAAACCATCTCTAACGTCTGTCATAAGAGCCATCTTATCTCCTGTACTCAATTTATCCGTACAACCTTCCATAAATTCAACACTTTGTGCATTCTTTGCAAATTCTCTGAGCTTACTCGCAGACATACCCTCAGCACCATCCGCGTCTGGATCTCTTTGTCCCGCAGATCTAACTTCAACAGAATCAAATGCAAAATCATCTGTCCTATTAGATCCCTCTAATATTCTTCTAAACTGATCAACTCTATCAGAACCAACTACCATTACTATACTCGTATACCCTAGCATCATCATATGCTGGCACGTTGTAATAATAGTTCTACAACACTCCTCATTGTCAATGATATAATCTTCATAGTCAGGAAAAGATTTCTTCATCCACTCAACTTTAATCTTAAACTTCAAAGGATTCTTTTTCCTATCAACAGTCTTAGTAGGAAAAATTAAAACATCTTGATCTTTACTCTCATAGATAAGTCTGTCTAAAAGTTTTTTGTGTCCTATAGTTGGTGGATTAAATCTACCGAATGTGAAGTAGCAAGTCTCAGTTGTCATTTTGTATCTCCATCTACCCAGTTCTTAGAAACATTGAAGTTAGCAGTACTAAATGATAAACGATCAACTAACTTGACAGCCTTCTCACCCTCCGTAATAGCAACATACCCTTCAGGTGCTGTTATATCATACCCAGTATCTGTACGAAGAAACGTACCAAATCTTTCACCCTTCTCAAGTTTATGCACAAACATATCTTTAGCCATCTGTAAGTTCTTATACAAATCAATAGTATTAATCAACTCCTTCTGACATTTATCTATCAGATCTAAACCATCATATAACTTAGTCAACTTAGCAGCCTTACCTTTAGGTGTCTTCAATTTGTCAGCAGCTTTCTGAACTTCACTGCGGAAATATTCTTTAAACTCAGAAAGAACTTGCTTAGAAGTACCCATCTTCGTACCTTCTCTAATATACTTGTTAAAGAATATTTTTAATCTAGTTCCAACAACTAACTGATCCTTACCTGCATTATGCTCTGCCATAAGATCTAAAAATTTATTAGCCACAAGTTTAGAACTACTATTTCTTATAGTTATCAACTCCCTTTTCTCATTCTTATCTAAAAGAAAATCCTTCCCTAATTCTCCAGTCTCTGCACTTAAAACTAAAACATCATTGCTAGTAGTAAGTTGACTAACATCATATCCAAACTTAGCACGCATATTCTGAATACTATCACCAACATATTGAGTGTGAAATACTACTCCCAACTTTGCTTGCCAAGCCTTATCATACAACTCATCCTCCTTAGGTATACAATAAGTAATCGTGTTGGGTTGAAATAGAATACAGTCTTGGTTATTAACCTTTGCCTTCTTCTTATCATCCGTGAATAATAAATCACCCTGTGCTACACCTTTAATATTAAGTGCGGGAAGATACTTTAAACAATCTTTTAACTTAGAAGCAAGACCTGGAGAATGACCATGGTTATTATCTACATCAGCATCATTAAAATTAATCTTTGCTCCTACATTAAAAATTGATTTAGTACCAACAAAAAATCTTGATGTTCCTGGATACAGTCCACAGAATACAGCAGGAGCACCATCCCACTTGGTAGTAATCTTCACATTATTATTACCAGCAGTACTAAAAACTCTAGCAAGCTCATCCAAAAACATGAAAGCATCCTTAGCACCTTTACCTCCATCAAGTAAGATGCTATCTTCTAAGTGTTCAAGGTGAGTATTCTTAGACATTAATATACCTTAGCAAATGGTCCGTATCTTCTACCAGCTTTCATTGCTAACCAGCACATATCAGTAGCAAACTTATTCTTATCATTATCTGGAACTTTAAACCAAGCATTTAACCATTTTATCTGTTGACACTTAGCATTAGCTACCCATGGTTTGCTACGAAAAACCGCAAGCATATTATTATATGCCTGGTCAACTGATACTTCAATGTTAACATCATTATCCTTCAAAGCCTGTATCATATCTTTCCACGTTGTACCCTGATTGGCAAACTTATTATCATCATGAAACTCCTCACAAGTCATTGGATATCTGTCCTTTGATTTGTCAAACAAATGATCTACATCATAGTCTTTTAGTAACTGCTCTACCAATTCAATAGTTGCTTTACCAAGTCTAGCCGCACTAGCACCCTTAGAAGTTGGTTCATATTTCAGACCACTGAACTTAGTACTATCATTTCCTTTGATCTGAAAATCATATGTATTACCACCATCCTTAACAAGAAATCTTGTATCCTGAGAAGAAAGAGTTAACTTCCCTTCCTTATCATTCTTTGTACCCATCTTACACGTAGCAGAATCAAATTTCATTACTAAATTATCAGTTCCACCCTTACCACTACCATCCCAATCACTAGTAAAGAAATCAGTAGTATGATTCATATAAACAACAGTCGCTGGTTTACCAGCAGCAACCTTTTTAAGAGAGATACCAAACACCTCACGCTTTTGAAACAATGCTCTCATAATAGCATTAAGTTCTTGAATTGTTCCTGTAGCAGTACCACCTTTATAGAGCTTGTCTTCAATCTCATCCACCCATTTCTTTCTGTTCCTTATGATCCATATGTCAGCAGGGTTCCAATTATCTTTTTGACTAACACCCAGATCATTAGCAACATCAGTAATGAATTTCATAAAGCTATGCCCTGACATACCAGTTAATATATACTTCTCATCACGATTATACTCATCAAATAAACAACAATCAGGACCAGATTTAAGTTTGTTTATCAATGCTATTTGTTGCTTATGAAAGTTCTGTATCCAGTCATCATAGTCATCAATATTTGCTTTACCTATATCCTTCCATATCCTACGAAGCTCACCCATCACATCATCGTCAGCTTTCATTGCTAACCAATCCTTCCAAGACTTCTTCTTACTTATTGCTTGATAAAATACCCATGCAGAACCAAGTTCCTGCATATGAGTCATTGTAGAATCAGATATCTTCTGTTGAAAATCACCTAAAGAACCAGTCTGCTCAAACTTCACTTGCTGCATCCCTATCCATAACTTCACCCAACTATCATCGTTTGATATCTCCTTCTTCTTATTTTTCTTTCTTCCAAGAATGTAAGAGTGCCTATAGTGCTTGGCAATTCTTGCTATAGCAGATCGACTACTCTTAAAAATAATCATATTCTTGGAAGTCTTACCAAAGGATTTACCATTCCAATACCCCGTGGCAGTTTTACTATCCTCATACTTCCAAATAGATCTTCCATTACCATCCCCAATGTCAAGGACTTCCTCCATCTGAAGTCGTACCTCTTCATCCTGTATGATTTTTAAAATCTTCTGCCTTGGTACTGTCTGGTATGCCAAAACTAAATCTCTACACTAAAACTATTTAGAATTGTTTCCAATATCTTGGGGGTAGTAAACCAGTCTCAGTATCTGTTCTATGCTTCAGTGTTAATACAATGTCACCAGCGAGAGAAATTCGTTGATGCTCTCTGTCATCAGGAGTAGTATAATGTTCGAGAGAACCAGGAAATACAACAAGATGTTCTGCCTTAGGTGTGATAGCATATCCATCACCATTACAGTATCCATTCTCTTTGATAAGTTTAAATGCATCACCAAACCACTCATTAGGATTCTTTTTATGTAGAACTAAAGGATCCCCTGGAGTTTGAATGTAATAAACGTAGCTGATATGAGAACAAGAATGATAATGAACTGGAAAATGCTGTCCAGGATCGCAAATAGTGAACCAAGTTTTGACAAAGTTAATCTCGTATGTAGTTTTATCTATTTTAAAATGATCAAGGTACTCTCGTACTGCCTTCCTTATCTCTCTAAAGAAAGGTTCCAATCTTATGTCCTGATGTATCAGAACCTTACCATTTAATTCCCCTGTTATTCTACCTGCAGTATTATCAAACCTTCCATCCTCAAAACTCCTATAGAGTAAGGATAGAAAGCCAGGTATTTCTTTTTCAAATACTACTAGAGGAAATGCCTGATGAAAATTAGAGGTCGTCTTCTGCACGTACTTCAGAGTAGTTTATATCAAACTTACCGCCTGGATATCTCTTCTCTAACTTAGTGACATTGCGTTTGATAACATCGTCAAAAGATATGTCCAAAGCCATACAAGCTTGTGCCACATACCACATAACGTCACCCAACTCAACAATAAGATGCTCTCTATTGTCGTCATTCCAAGGTTTACCCTGGAAAACCATCTTCTTAACGATCTCAAGAAACTCACCAGACTCAGCAGCAAGCCCAACGCCAGCAGTGGTAAGACGTTCAATATTGGCACCCTTTCCGTCAAGTTCAACCAAACGGTCAGCAAGATAGACAAAATCTTTACTGGAATCGGATGTGACACCATCCACGAAATGAGAGTATCTATCAAAATCTACAGTCATAGCAATCTGAAATAACAAGTGTATGTATCATACTTTAAGGCTCGCAAACTTCTTAGATAAATCTTCCTTAACAGTTTCGATCTCGTCTTGACCTGAATCAGACAAGTTTTCTTGAGCACTCTGTTCTACATCATACAGCCTCATCTTCGATCTGTCAATACCTACAACAAATCTCTTATTAACTGTAGGATCATTGTACCTATTCTTCAACTGCTTAACCATTATCTGATTTAATCCTTCTAGTTCGTCCGTAGATATAAGAGCAAACATAAGATCAGCAGTGGCGGGTAGACCAAAGGACTCGCTGGTGTCGGTAAGATCAACATCAGAACTAGCAAACCCACTACGAGTTGTTTGCGTCGCACTGACGATTGGAACATTAGCCTCAACCGCAAGACCACGCAACTCTTCTGCAATCGCTTTAATATACGAGTAGGAATTAACCGCTGCATTTGCCCTGTACCTTGATGATGCACATATATTTAAGTAATCAATGAATATTATATCAGGTTTAAAAGATTTCTTTAATGCAAGTTCATTTAATAATGATTTAAAATGTCCTGAATGAGCAGACGCTGTAGGATATTCCTTAACGATCAACTTACCTTGTGTCTTCTTAGAAAGAGCAGTCACCTTATTATCAAACATCATCTTAGGTAACTCAGTGATGTTCTGTATGTCACAATTTAAAAGATTAGCATCAATACGTTCCGCAATTTTCTCTTCAGCCATCTCCAACGTAACGTACAAAACGTTCTTACCTTGGAGAAGACAACTACTAGCAACATGACACATAAACAAAGACTTACCAACCCCAGTACCTGCAAGAGCAATGTTGAGAGTTTTATTAGGTAGTCCACCCTTTGTGATACGGTTGAAGAATTCCAAATCGAAAGGTATCTTTTCCTCACGGTGATGGTAGAATTCGTATCTTTCCTCGTAGTCTTGTAAGTAATCATGTCCGATATTATTATCGAAACTAACTGCTAGTGCATCAGAAAGAATAGTTGGTATAGCAGTAGGAGTTTTGTTCTCATCGTTACCTTCTGCAATCTTAATACTCTCCATGAGAGCAAGATATATTGCACGTTCTTTACACCATTGCTCTGTGGTGTCTACAATCCATTGAGGATCAGATTTCTCACTATCAATATCCCTAATGACACTAACAAGATTGTTATGCTGATCATCAGAGATAGAATCTAATTGTCCTGCCTCAATTTCTAAGGCTTCCTTAGTAGGTAAAGCATCATATTGAGTGATGTATTGAAATACAATATTAAAGAGAGTCTTCTGAGAAAAATCCTCAAAATATTCTGCTTTTATGAAGGGTAATGTCTTACGGACATACGCTTCATCAAGCAACAGGTTTTTTAGTATTAGATTCTCTACCTTGTTCATTAGGATTTAACAAAATTGTGAGGGTAAGGGTGATCCGTTTACTAGATGGGACTTCATTGACTGGAGAACTAGTCTCTAGGAAGGATGGATGTATTATAACATCTCCTTGGTTAACGTAAATACCTGCTGCATTTCTCCATTCATCAATGTAAGCAGGAGCAAAAGCAGTAACTACTGACCTTGCTGGATGATGAAATGTATCTGAAGCATCTCCATCAGGTACTTGTACGTAATGGGTCAAGGTATAATGACTTGGTAAAGTATCACACCTATCGATACTCTCACCTGGTTCAAGTATCTTTACTATCATACTGTTGACAACAGCATTATGAGTATCATAACACCCAATGTCTTGTAAAAAATTCTCTAATAGATCATTGTATGTTGAAGATATCTCTGGTGGTACCGCAGCGATACCATAGATGAAAGGAGAAGGTACATCAAACTTACTTTTCTGGTAAACATCCTCTGTAAGTTTAAGAAATTCATCGTTATTATCAACGTGATATTTACGAATGGGAACTGAAAATAAATCGTCTCTCATACCTTCTCTAAAGTACAGTTAAATGAGCAAGATATCCTGTCCTCATTCGATCTGTTGACATGTACACCATGACGTAGATAAGAAGGGAACAATAATATTTGACCAGCACGAGGCTCAAAGTCATATGCAGGAAATAACTCGCAACCTTGTATCAAATCATCAGAATAACCTTGTACATTAGGATGGTTGTAGTAATTAGGATTTTCAAATTCTATCTTACCACAGTCAGGTTGAGTTTTAATCCAATAAACTCCTGCAAGGTCACAATTAGGATGATTATGTCCATTATTAAGTGCACCTGGTGGGTTAATATTGATCCACATACCATTCAGTCTGAGACCATACCCTTCCCTAAAGCCACCAATCTTAGATAACCCCCTTGAAAGGGTAGTTTTGACAGTTGATTCCTTTAAATGATAATCAGCTTTAGATTGCCACCCATTAACATTGGTTGCAGTATTACCTGTAGGATCTCTACCTCTTTCACCATAGCAATATCCAATGAGTTCATCAGAAATAGCATCAAATCCATCGACTTTTTGCTCAAAAATAATTGAAGGAAATAACACCTTCACATTAGATGAAACAGCAGTAGTGTTTTTATAGTCCTCTACGTTAAGAGAGGGTGGTTGCATTGCACTAAACATTAATTCTTCTCCGTACCATACTTGTACTCTTGACCTGCAGCCCAATCAAGTTTCTCCATCACTTCTTGTGTGAAGTATTTTTGGGGATCCTTAAGGATAGCAGAAGGATAAACGGAGCTATCGCCGACAACAATGCGGTTGCCTTT